TTTTGTTTTCCCTTACATTCTGATGTGTATACTTTCTTTATAAATTTTGTTATTTTGTTTTTATGGTCCATTATTACTAGTTTTTTTATTGATTTGTTTTCGATGTGTTTTTTTTGATTGTTTTTCATTTGAATTTATTCAAATTTTTTTGTCATTATTATTATGTTTGTTCCCATGGCCAATGATGAGTGTTTTTATCCCATGGTCTAGATTCAATATATTTATGAAACAGTGTTTCTGAAATATCAACTATTTTACAAAATCGGAGAATTCGCGTTTTAATTTTTACAGCTTCTTTATCGAAATCATAATCCATAATTGATTCATAATTTAATTGAACATATAGATAAGTATCGTTCATATTATGGATCCATTCATACTCATAAACGAGATCTTCTATGTCTTCTAACTCAGACAAAATAAACGATTCTGTTGGAAATAGATTATAGAACAATGGAAATAAAGTAGATGAAAATAGATTTTTCTTTTGAACAAAAATAAAAAAGTAAATTAAATTCTGTTTGTCATTTTTCATTTTTATTTATTATTACAACTATATTTTTAAACAACTATCAAATTATTACCCGTTGATTTTAATTTTTAAATTATCGTTTCGTTTTAACAAAAAAATGATAATTTTGCGGAAGTTGGAGTATCGAAATGTCCAAGAAAAGAAAATATCCAAAACCATCTAGTTAAAGACAGTTCAAGATACAGTTATGTTAATCCCGAAAATCGCCCTTATACAGGCGCATCGAGAATAAAATAGGATATGAATCTAGTCTACATACTAATCCCTGGACGTGGCTCCTAATTATATTATAATTACCTCCTGTTTATTTTTTAAACAAAAAGAAGATAATCATTTGTTTGGTGTGAAAGAGTATCAAAATAATTCTTAAAAATTTGAAATCAATCTTTTCTAGAATCCTTTCAAGAATTGTGGCTCTACTTCACACTCTTCATTAGTACGTTATCTTTAAATCATTTTTGATAAAATCAAATCTTTAAATGGTTCAATTGCTTTTCAATAATTATCTTCTCACACTATTTCTTGCTGCTAAAATAGTTGCAATTATTACCATAATCATAAACAAAAATGGTGATAACTCATAGAATAATGTATTTCCGCCAAACAGTGATGATGTATTTTCGATTTCTGTGGAATTTACTTCAATTAAATAAATTTTATTCCAATAAACACTTGATTTGATTTTAGTTAGAGTGGTAATCATTCAATTAAACTTCAAAAAATTAATATAGAAATCATTATCAAATTTTTTCAAAAAAAAATATGAATCAAGTATTATATATGAATAATGGCAACATAGACAACATAAACAACAACATGGACAACATAAACAACAACATGGACAACAAAACACCTAAAGAAATCAAAGAAGGCTATGTTTTTATTGCATATGGCCAAAAATATTTGGATCAGGCCATTCATTTGGTTAAAACAATTAAATTATTTGATCCAAAACGACAATATATATTGATATCCAATTTACATTCCAATGAATTTAATTCTTGTATTGATATCAGTCATGAATTTCAAAAAGAACAAAATAATCATAATAAATACTGTGTTTTGGCACGAATCATGACACCTCTATCTATCAATCTTGATCGTTTTTTAATGATTGATACAGATATTGTTTGTATGAATAATATTCATATAATTTGGGATACATTTAAATCCACAGGAAACTGTTTTAATTGTATTGGTGGTCGAGATGGTTCAAAATGGCACTGGGGATTTATAAATTCCATTAATTCAAAATTAAATACAAAAATGAAACCTATGCATGGTGGTCTCATTTATTTTGATAAAACTCATACTAATTTCAATCAATATATCCATTATTTAATGGAAGCATACCAAAATTATGACGCATTTGGGTTCAAGCGATTTTTCCGAAAAACATCCATGACAGATGAGATTTTATTTTCCTATGCCAGTGATAAATTAGGTATTCTACCACATGATTTTATTAAATTTCCATTTGTTTCTTTTTGTTTATCAGACAACCACCACATTCATAAAAAAATTGTGACTTGGGGTACAAAAGATACAACATTTGAACCTACTATCCATCCAACTATTTTAAATCATTTTACTGGATTAAATGATGGCCCACGAGTTGATAAATTGTATAATTCTTGGATTCGAAAAATTGATCAATATTATATTAAAATGAATCATCAAGTTACTGGTGTCACTGCTCTAATTAATATTAATCGAGAACAACGAGGAGATGGGCGTAAATGGTCTGATTATATAAAATGGTTTCAAACAACACTAAAATTAAATATACCAATGGTTATATTTTGTGAACAAGATACATATAATCAAATTAACCATATTCGCAATCAATATCCTTTGACAAAATTTATTATCATTCAAAAAAAAGATATCCATTATTTAAAATATACTCAACAAGTCAATCAGATTGCTCAAAATTCACAATTTCTTTCAAAAATTATGGGCAGACAACGTTTGGAAATTAAATTACCCATTTATAATTTAATTATTATGAATAAATTTAAATGGTTAAAAGAAGCAGCGTCTAAAAATTATTTTGGAAGTAATTCGTTTTTATGGATTGATGCGGGATGTAGTCGATTTTTTGAACAAGTGGATATGACAAAACCATTTCCATTAAATCCAAATAAATTAATTACAAATAAAATAAACATTCAAATTCGCAAAACGTTGCTTAATAAAAAACTATTGGTTGACAACATGATTTATCATTGTGATCATTATACCACTGCAACAGTTTTCGGCGGAAATAAAAACATTATTAATTGGATTGATGAAAAAATATCTGAAGCATTTAAATGGATGTTGGCAAAAAATTGTATTAATAACGAACAAATTTTAATGGGTATAGTGTACAAAAACAACCTAGAAAAGTTTCACACTTTTTTAAATACAACAAATAAACATGTGCCTTATTTTCAATATTTAACAAAATAAAATATTTAAACAATACCATCATTATTTAAATATCATAAATAATGAATAAAAATGTTAAAACAAAAACAATTGAATTTACAAAAGAAGAAGTAAATAAAATTCTACAAGATCCTGGATGGATAAAAAAAGATATGACATTTACATCAGAATTAAAAACAGTTCAATATTTAATACAAAATCATTCTAATTTTGATATTAATTTATGGGGTATTAATGGTCACACAGATCTTCATACATTTGTCTTGAATGAAAAAATTGAAATTGTGAAATATTTATTGGAAATAAAAGGGAAAAGGGGATCCGTTAATTTACAATATTTATGGAAACGAAAATGCACTTATGGCATCAAAAAAATATAGTTGTAAAAAAATATATAATTTATTAAAAAATCATGTGGAAAATAAAGATTATTAATTGTTTTTATTGATTAATTGTTTTTATTGACAATCTCCATTATTTAGCACCACCACCTGTTATTTTTTGTATTACTTTACCTACACCACCCGTGATTTTATGACCAAGTAGTTGTTTTCGACAAACCATATGCCCACCAATACCGAAAATTGATAATGGTATGAGAGCTCCTGTGTAGCGAATAATCATTGCTACACCAAATGCTCCTCCGAAAATCGCGCAATAATTTCCAAAGAAATGAGATCCATTTCGTTGAACACGTCGCGTAATCTGTTCAGAAGTTTGTGGCAAATCAAATTTTCCAAAAAACTCTCCTTTCCATGGTCGGATTTTAAAATTGATACTTCCAGTCATTTTGGTTGGTTTATGTAGTTTTTTATGAATTATTTGTGTGTTTTGTGTGTAAAAATAAATCAAATTTTTGTAGATCCATTACACGTGATATACACCACTTCACAAAAAAACGAAAAAAAATATTGATAAATTAATTACAAATCAAATACAAAATAATAAAGAAATTACGCGATTATTAACAATCATACATAGGAATACTCTAAATAATAATCTAATTTCAGTAGAACAAGGAGAAACATAAACAAATTTTTGTTTATATTTTTTGGACACCAATACCTAAAAATCCAAATCCATATTTATTTTTTAATTCATCACATTCTTTTTGTTTGACCCACTTACCATAAATTTCCATTCCATGCTCAATTGTTTTAATTCCTGGCAAAGCTCGATCCACTGTTTCTTTTTCAAGATATTGTTTGACATTTTCATATTGATGAATGTATGTTATTTTGGTTTTGAGTGTTTCATTTCCATATTGAAAATTTAATTGGTCACCCACATTGTATTTTTGATATTTCTCGCTATTTTTACGTCCTTCTACAACTTTCAATCCATTGTTTAAATGATCAAAAAATGGACATTCTAGTGGATTTTGAACTTTGAGATGGTGTACCACTAATTTGGCTTCCTGTTTTAATTTGGTTTCAAGTGTATATAATTTTTTTAATTTGTATGCAAACACACTATCTTGTAAAAATTTCATATTTTGGTGTGATTTAATCCCATTTAATTTAATTTGTCGAAATTGCGTTAATATTACAGAGGTCTTTTCAAAATCATCTATTTTATCTTGATATTGACTGTCTTCAATTTTTATTTTTTGTGTCCAACCATATGGATTTTCCAATATGGTTTCATATTCCACATTTAATTTACTAAATAATTCTTCTGTAATATATGGCATAACTGGATGAAGTAAAATTAATAAATTATTTAAAATATGTTTAAAAACATAATGTGAATTTTTGGATAAACCCATTGTCTTGCAATATTCCAAATAAAGATTACAAAATTTATTGTAAACAAAATTATGAACTTCTGTCGCATAATCCGCATATTTATGTTGATCAATTGATCGATCTGTGCGTTCAATTAACTGATTAAAATGATAAATTATCCAGTAATCTGCTGGTTCTAGTTGTGATGAATTAAGTGTATCTGATATTTCCACATTGTCTTTAAATGTATCGTGATAAAAACGCACAGTGTTCCATAATTTTGTACAGAAATTTCGAGATTCTTTTAGGTGAGAATTAGAAAACTTTATATCTTTGTCGTATGGCATAAAACGCATCAACATAAAACGAGGAGCATCCGCACCATACTGTGAAATAACACTAAGAGGGTCCACAACATTTCCTTTAGATTTACTCATTTTATCAAAGTTTCCATCACGTACTAAACCATGAAAATAGACTTGTTTAAATGGGACCTGATTTTTAAAATGCCCTGATGCCATAACCATGCGAGAAACCCAAAAGAACAAGATATCACATCCAGTAATCAGCAAATCTGTTGGATAGCGATTTTTGTCGTTTTCATCTGTGTCATTCAACACTCCAAATGGCCATAACCATGATGAAAACCATGTATCTAACACATCGGGGTCTTGTGTATAATTTTCACTATCTGGTGGTGGTTTTATTTCACAATAAATGGAACCATTAGTTTTGTGATACCAAATAGGAATTTGATGTCCCCAAATTAATTGCCGACTGATACACCAGTCATGTATTTTATCCATCCATTGGATGAATTTTGATTTATTATGTTCTGGAAATAGTTTTATTTCGTCTTTTACAATATACTCTTTTGCTTTTCCAGCCAATTCTTTCATTTTAACAAACCATTGTGTACTGATCATTGGTTCAATTACATCGCCAGATCGATAACATTTTGAAACAGTGGTGGAATATAGTATTTCTTTCTCATATAATCCAATTTCTTTTAATTTTTCCAAAATTAATTTTCGAACTTTTGTTTTAAATACACCATCAAACTCTGTATTGGTACCAAAAATATGTCCTTGTTTATTGATGATGGTTATTATTGGCAATGAATGACGTTGGCCTACTTCAAAATCAGTAAAATTATGAGCAGGTGTGATTTTTACTAATCCAGTTCCAAATTCTGGTTTCACAAATTCATCTGATACAAACGGAATCTCACGATCACAAAATGGTACTTTAGCAACATAATATTTTAAATCTCCATACCGTTCATCATTTGGGTTATATGCAATAGCTGTATCTCCCAATAATGTTTCTGGACGTGTAGTTGCAATTGTAACGTATTTTCGGATTTGGATTTTTTGACCAGCAATTTTATTTGAATCTGATAGAAAACATGGATAGCGAAAATAATACAGTTTTGTTTTAACTTGTTCATGTAGAATCTCATCACTTGCCAACGCAGTTCCTAGTTTTGTACACCAATTTATAATATATTTATTACGATAAATGAGACCTTTTTTATATAATTCAACAAAGCTTTTTCGCACTAAATCTGAAAAATTCTCATCCATTGTGAAATGGATTTTAGACCAATCGTAGAGGCATCCTAATTTTTTTAGTTGGTTGATAATTAAGTTTCCATGTTCGTCTTTCCATTTGTAAATTTCCGTCAAAAATTCCGCACGACTCAAATCAGAAACTTTAATTTTCTTTTTTTCCAACTCACGCTGGACTTTTGTTTGAGTGGCGATTCCAGCATGATCAATTCCCACAATTAATTTAGCATTAAATCCCATTAATTGTTTGCGACGAATATTGAAATCAATAAATGTGTTGTTAATTGCATGACCCATATGAAGTCGTCCAGTTACATTTGGTGGTGGAATAACCATCGTAAATGGTTCACCTGAAGAGTTTTTTTTCAATGAAAAGGTATTCCATTTTTGAGACCATTTTTCTTCAAATTGGGTAAAATCAAAATGTTTTTCCATCTTTTTAATCAACAAGTTGTGTAAATATAAAAGAATATTTTAATTTAAATCAAAATCAATTTTTATTTTAAGTTTGAATTTGATTTCAGGACAATAGATTTTCATTTAAAAAGAAAAATATTATTGAAGATAATATAAATGTCTTTGCATTTTGATTGTTACTTTGATAAAAATACGGTTTCAAAACTAATATTAAACTATTTTTTACCAATGGGTTTATGGAAAAAAATATTTTGGTTAATACAAATACCATTTCATTCTGATATTTCAGAAAAAATGGATATAATCCGAACTCATGATACAAAACACTATTCGTTGTGGAAAAATTGTCTTAAAGAATATGACGATGAGGAAGAATATAATGAAGAATATGAGACAAAAAAGCAAGAAGAGGCAAAAAAAACATTACAATCAAATACAAATTTAACTTTATTTTATAAACAAAAACATTCTTATTTATGTTATATTGATGATTTATCACATCCAAAATTATTTGTCGAAAACATGATTTTTTTTTATGACCAGCATATTTTAAATGTTGTGGATAAATCATTGGAGCCTTTACTATCTATATTAAGTCCCAGACCATATTGTGATCAATGGTGTTATATGAGTCGTTTTGACAAATCCAAAATAACAAAACAAAATATTTTCAGAGAATATACAAAGTTTGGATTGATACCAGATCAATGGAGTTTGGAGTTTACAAATAAATTAAAAAACGAACCACATCATGAAATTTTAAATCATATAATGGGTGATTGGAATC